GGACAGTGAATTGAAGCCCACAAGAGGCGCACGTGACCGATAACGTCATCAAGTTCTTCCCCGCCGACGCATACAAAGACCCTGACGCCGTTCTGGAACAGGCCATCGGTGAATTCAGCGACGTGCTGATCCTGGGCTGGTCGAAAGACGTCCATATGGATGTGCGCGCCACCAAGGGGCTAGAGGACGGTGGCGACATGATTTGGCTCATCGAGAAGTTCAAATTCAACATGCTGGCTGGCGCGTATCAGTCAGACGACGACTGACCCCGAACAAGGGCTTACAGTAGGGGCGCGGCAAACCTGAAGCCCTGCGGCAATCGCCAATACCCTCTCAGATCGCAGTTAGGCCGCACACAATCACACACGAGGTAGGAAATGGGAACGATCCACGTTGCATTCGGCGGCGCCATGGGGGCGGGTGCCCCCGTCTATCCCCCGGCCCCCCGCAAGTCGGAGGCGGTCACGTCTTCCGTTTCTTCCGCCAGCACCACAAACACGGCAAACGGCGGGGAATACGCGCGCATCGTATCCGTGGATGCCAACGTGTATCTGGCTGTTGGGTCTTCCCCCACGGCCCTCGCTTCCGGTGCTGATATGCATGTGTGCCTATCCGGCCATACGCTTGACCTCGGCCCACTGAAGGACGGCGACAAGGTTGCCGTGATCAACATCTGATGACTGCCTTCTCGCAGGACCTGTTTGATGCCATCTGCGAGAGGCTGGCGAACGGCGAAAGCTTGCGGGCAATCTGCGGTGACGCCGACATGCCAAGCCAAGCGTCTGTGTTCCGCTGGTTGAGCGGGAACGACGCGCTGAGTGAGCAATACGCGCGCGCAAGAGAGGCGCAGGCTGACACCATCTTCGATGAGATTCTTGCTATCGCAGACACCCCGATGATCGGCGAGAAGCGCAAGATCAAGGAGGATGGCTCTGTGGAGGTGACCGAGGGTGACATGATCGAGCACCGCCGCCTTCAAGTTGACGCGCGCAAGTGGATGGCCGGGAAGCTTCGGCCCAAGGCTTACGGCGACAAGCTGGACCTCAACCACAGCGGCGGCGTGACCGTGACGCTTGAGAGCGATGCCGACCGCCTATAAGCGCAACCCCGGCCAGGAGCGCGCACGAAAGGAATTGCTGACCGCTGGAAAGCGGTTTTGCCTTGTCTATGGCGGCTCGCGGTCGGGCAAGACGTTTGAGCTTACGGGAACCGTTGTGGAGCGGGCGCTGTTTGCCCCTGGCTCGCGGCATCTGATATGCAGGCAAGAGGGAACTGCGGCAAAGCGGGCTATTGTCAAGGCGACATGGCCTGAAATGATGGCGGCGCGGTTCCCCGGCGTTCCTTATGAGTGGAAGGAACAATACGGCTATTTCCTTTTGGGGAATGGGTCCGAAGTCTGGATCAGCGGCTTGAACGACGACAAGGCGCTGGAAAAGGTTCTAGGGAACGAATACGCGACCATCTACATCAACGAAGCGTCCGAGGTTAAGTATTCGGCTTATACGCTTCTCCGTTCGCGCCTGGCGCAGGTCGTCAAGACGATTAGGGGCGATAGGTTGTCGCAGCGGTTCTACGTGGACCTCAACCCCACGACCCGCCGGCATTGGACCTATCGTCTCTGGATTGACGGCGTGGAGCCAGAAACGCAGCAGGCGGTGGATGTGGGCCAATACGGCTGCGTTGTGGTCAACCCGCTGGACAATGCCGAAAACCTGTCGAGCGAGTATCTTGACGACCTCCGAAATCTTCCCGAGCGGGCGCGCAAGCGGTTCTTTGACGGATCGTATGTCGAGGATGTCGAGGACGCGCTTTGGCGCAGGGCGACAATCAAGCGGGTGCAGAGGCTTCCGGAGCTTGTGCGGGTGGTTGTTGCGGTTGACCCCGCGACCACGACAGCAATGGGATCGGATGAAACCGGGATCATCGCTGCTGGGATAGACGCGGCGGGGAACGGCTACGTCCTGTCTGATGAAAGCGGCAGATACAGGCCGGAAGATTGGGCGAGGCGGGCCATCGCCACTTTCGACAGCTTCAACGCCGACAGGATCGTTGCCGAGACCAACCAGGGCGGCGACATGGTGGAGAACACCATCCGCGCGATCAGGGATGCGGTGCCTTACAAGGGCGTGACTGCAACCCGTGGCAAGGCTGTCAGGGCCGAGCCTGTGGCGGCTCTGTATGAGCGGGGCAAGATATTCCACGCGGGCGAGTTCCCGGCGCTTGAGGACCAGATGTGCAGCTTCACGACCGGCTTTGACCGCAAGGCGGCGGGTTACTCCCCGGATCGTGTCGATGCGCTTGTGTGGGCAATGACAGAGCTATTCCCCGGCATGACCGAAAGGCCGGTGCAGGCCGAACAATTCAAGATCAGGGCCGCGCGAGGCGGATGGATGAGCGCATGAAGCATGACGACATTCTAGCCGCCGCGCGGGAGCGAATGGCCGAAGCGTATTCCTCCGACGAGGAAAACCGGGGCGAGGCGGCGCAGGACTTGCGGTTTGTCATTGGCAAGGGGCAATGGCCGGAAGATGTGCGCCGGGCGAGGGAATCCGAGGGCAAGCCTTGCCTGACGATCAACGGGCTTCCGCAGTATCTCCGGCAGGTCACGGCGCAAATCCGGGGCATGAATCCCGCCATCAAGGTTTCGCCATCGGATCAGGTTGCGTCGAGCGATGTGGCGGAGATTTACGAGGGGATCATTCGGCACATTGAAGCCAAGTGCGATGCGCAAAGCGTTTACGAAAGCGCGGCGGAATCGGCAGCAGCTTGCGGGATTGGTCATTGGCGGGTGCGGACGGATTACTGCCACGAATACACGTTTGACCAAGAAATCCTGATTGAACCGATCTACAATTCGTTTTCCGTGTTTACTGACCCCTTGGCAAAGCACCCGACACGGAAGGATGCGCGCTATCGCTTCATTGCCGAGGAAATGGCGAAGGAGGAATTCGCGCGGCTCTACCCCGACGCGACCCCGGCTGACCTGACCACGGATCACCGCATTCCAGGATATGAATACTGGACCACGGCTGACACCGTGACAGTCGCGGAATACTTCTGGATTGAAAACCGCAAGGTCAAGCTCGGGCTGTTGCCGGACGGTCGGATTGTCGAGAACCCGAAGCCCCCGCTGCAATACGTAAAGGAGCGCATGGCCGATGTTCCCCAGGTTAAATGGGCCAAGGTGACGGCGCATGACGTTCTGGAGGGGCCAGTTGATATTCCGGGAAAATACATCCCGGTTTTCACCGTGACGGGCGAGGAAATCCACATCGGGGAGGAGCGTTATCGTTCTTCTGTGGTGCGGTATGCCAAAGACCCGCAGATGCTTTACAACTACGCGCGGTCAGCGAATGCCGAGGTTGTGGCGCTGCAACCGAAGGCCCCTTACATCATCACGGCCAAGCAGGTCGCTGGGCTTGAAACCTTCTGGAACGAGGCGAACAACTCCAATCGCCCGTATCTGCCTTACAACCCGGACCCGGAAGCCCCGCCGCCGCAACGCTCGCAACCGCCCGTATCGTCGTCAGGTCTTATGGCTGAGGTCAGCCTGGCGGCTGAGGACATGAAGCGCACAACCGGCATTTACGATGCCGCTTTGGGGGCAAGGTCAAACGAAACTTCCGGGATCGCCATTCAGGAACGGAAGATGGAGGCGCAGAACTCCAATTCCATCTATGCCGACAACCTCGTGAAGGCCATTCGCCATTGCGGGCGAGTGATCGTTGACATGATCCCGCATGTTTATGACACGCGCCGGGTGGTGCAGATCGTCGGTTCTGATGACCAGGAGGAACAGGTTGTCATCAATGACCTGATGATGTCCGAAACCGGGCCGGTGATGGTCAACGACCTCCGGCAAGGCCGGTATGACGTGAATATCTCTGTTGGGCCGTCCTACTCGACCCGCAGGCAGGAAGCATCGCAAGGAATGATGGAATTCCTTCGCGTCGTTCCGCAGGCGGGTGCTGTGACGGCTGACCTTGTGGCGGGCGCGCAGGAGTGGCCGGATTCCGACAAGTTCGCGGAGCGGCTTAGAAAGACCCTCCCGCCCGGCCTCGTGGAACAGGAAGACCCCAAGGCGCAACAGCAGGCGATGATGGCACAGCAGGCACAGGCGGCGGAACAGGCTCGCCAGGAAGAGCTTGGCCGGATCATGCAGGAAATCGAGATGAAGAAGGCAAACGCCGAAGCAATCGAGGCGGAAGCCAAGGCCGATAGGGCCTCTTATGAGGCCGAGGAAGCCAAAATCAAGTTGGCTGCCCTTCAGGGTGGTCTCCAAGTCGGGATGGTCCCGCAAATCTGAGCAGGAAAAAATGACGGAAGAAGTGCAATCTGCCCCCGGTGAGGCGGAAGAAACTCTCATTGTCGAAACCGAAGCGACTGAAGGGCAGGAACAAGACCCGCCCGCCGAAGGCTCTGAGCCGGAGGACAAGACCGACGAAAAGTCGGAAAGCCAGAAGCGGCGGGAACGTCGCAAGGCATATGAACAACGGCTTCTGAAGGAAGCGGACGAGGCAAAGCGCGAGGCGGAAGAAACCCGCAAGCGTCTTGGCCGTATCAAGTCCGCATATGAGGGCGATGCCGCCCCCAGGGAATCCGACTTCTCCGATGTGATCGAATACGCTGCGGCGTCCGCCCTGTTCAAACAGCGGCAAGCTGACGCACGGCGCGAGGAATCGGCGATTGAGGACAAGGCGAAGGAATACGACCAGCGCGCGGAACAGCTAAAGCAAGAGCGTGTCCGCGAATTGGTCGAGGCGCTAGAGGACCAGAAGGCCGAGGCCCGCACAAAATACGCGGATTTCGACAAGGTGTTCAATAGCGCGTTCATTCCGCAGCATGTCGCGGACGTTGTGCTTGAAAGCGACGTTTCGGCAGACATTGCCTATTTCCTTGGGCAAAGGCCCGCGCTTGCCCGCGAAATTTCCCAGATGCCCCCGCTGGCAATGGCCCGGCAAATCGGACGCATCGAGGCGTCCCTTTCCGCGCCAAAGCCTAAAACCGTCACCGACGCGCCTGCACCGATCAACCCGGTGCGCGGTCAATCGTCTGCAACTCGCGATCCGGAAAAAATGTCCTACGAGGAATACCGGGCGGCGAGGGCGGCAGGCAAAATCAAATAGGAGCCTGAGCTATGGCAAACTCGCTTATTACGCCGAGCATCATCGCCAAGGAAGCGCTGATGCAACTCGAAAACAACCTCGTGATGTCCAACCAGGTGCATCGCGAATACAAGAAGGAATTCACTGGCGGGCAAGGCTCGTCCGTGTCTATCCGCAAGCCGGTGAAGTTCTACACGGCAGACGGCGCGACCCGCGTTAACCAGGATGTCGAAGAGAAATCGACCAGCATCACGGTTGACCAGCGCAAGCATGTGTCGTGGAAGTTCTCGACCCAAGACCTGACGCTCTCCGTGGAGGAGTATTCGGAGCGCTACATCAAGCCTGCGGCGATCACTCTGGCGAACACGATGGACGCTGCCGGACACGCCCTTTACAAGAGCGTCTGGAACTCGGTCGGCACCCCCGGCACGACCCCGGCCTCGTTCGCCTCTGTTGCCCTTGCGGCGCAGCGTCTGGACGAAATGGCGGTCATGTCTGACAGCCGGACCATGATGCTCAACCCCGCCGCGCACTATGCGGTGGCCGGAAACCAGTTGACGCTGGATTCCATCGGCACCATGGGCAAGTCGGCCTATGAAGACGCGAAAGTTGGCCGGATTGCCAAGTTCGCGACCTTCTCGACGCAGAACGTGTCCAACCACACGGTCGGCGTTGCAACCGGCACCCCGCTTGTCAACGGCGGGTCGCAAAACGTCACCTATGCGAACGCGGTCGGGTCCAACTGGTCGCAATCGCTCATTACTGATGGGTGGACGAACTCGACTACCGGCATTCTCAAAGCCGGTGACGTGTTCACCATTGCGGGCGTGTATGCCGTCAACCCGGTTCCGGGCGAAGGCACCACGGGCAAGAAGGTCATGCCCTACCTGCAACAGTTCACCGTGCTCGCCGACGCCGATTCCGGCGCTTCGACCGGCCCGGCGACCCTGACCATTTCGCCCCCGATCATCACGTCCGGCCCGCAACAGACTGTTTCTGCGGCCCCGGCTGATAACGCGGCGATCACGGTCCTTGGCACTGGTGCCACGGCCTACCCCCAGAACCTTGGCTTCCACAAGAACGCCTTTGCTATGGTCACTGTCCCGCTGGAAATGCCCGATGGTGCGGCGTTCAAGGCGCGCGAGAGCCACAACGGACTGAGCATCCGCGTTGTCAAGGATTACGACATCGCGAACGACGAGGACATCATCCGTATGGATATCCTCTACGGGTGGAAGGCGATCTATCCCGATCTGGCCTGCCGCCTTTGGGGCTAATGACAATCGGAGGGGCTGTAATGGCCCCTCCTTTTCCTTTGGGGGCGTGACATGGCAACGGTCAATGACATTGTGACGCGGGCTTACCGTAAAATCGGCATTGTCGCGCATGATGAGGCGATGACTTCCGACCAGGGGGCTTCCGGGCTTTCCGCCTTCAACGAGATGATTTCGGCGTGGGCGCTGGACGGTATCACGATCACCTATTCCGACCTTGCCCTGACAGACACATTCCCCCTGGCGGATAAATACCGCGAAGGGGTGATTTACCTTCTTGCGTCGAGGATTGCGCCCGAATTCGCAATGCCGGTGGGCTTTGACCCTTCGGACTTCTTCCGCAAGATTCAGGCGTCCTACATGGCGATTTCTGCGGCAACCATTCCTTCCCCGCTTCTGAATACCCCGTCGCAGCGTAGCGTAACGGAAGAGTTCTGATGTTTCTGCAATTCTCCGGTCCCTCTGCCAGCGATAGCGACAACCGGCAAGCCAACACGGCGCGGCTGATCAACTGCTATCGTGAGCCTGTCGGGGGCAGGGCGGGGCATAGCATCAAGGCGGTGCCTGGGACCACCTCATTTGCCTCCGTCACCGGCGTCTTTGTCCGCGCCTTGGGGGAGGTAGGGGGCAACCTCTACGCGGCCTGTGGCAGCGTCCTGTGGAAGGTCACGCCGGGGGCTGTCGTTACCAACCTCGGGGCGATTGCTGACAGTGCCAATGCTTCGATTGCCGGGAATAACGGCGACGTGACCGTGTGCATCGGGGGGGGCTATTACCTCTGGGACGGCACGACGCTTTCCACCCCAACGGCGGGGGCGTTTTCGTCCTTTGGGTCGCTGGATTACCTGTCCAACTACACCGTTCTGAGTGAGTTGAACGGGCGGCGGTTCCAGTGGTCGGACGTGGCCGATGCTTCCACGCTTCCGGGGCTTAACTTCTCCTCCGCAGATGGCAGGGACGACGCGATATTGAGAGTAATGGGGATCAACGGGCAACTCGTGATCTTCAAGGAAACCTCGCACGAAATCTGGTATGTCACCGGGGCTGGCGGGGGTATGTCACCGGGGCTGGCGGGGCGAGCGCCTTTGAGCGCATTGCCGGTGGCGTGATTGATACCGGCCTGAAGGACTTCGGGCTTGTCGTGAAGATCGACGGGGCGGCGTTCTTTGTCGGGGATGACAACCGGGCGCACATCCTGGGCCTTGGGCCTGTCTCCATTCCCGCTGTTGAAACGGCGATTGCGACGAAAAACCCGACGAAATGCATTTACTTCGAGGATGAGGGGCATTCGTTCTGCGGGATCATCTTTGAGGATTGCCCGGCGTGGATTTACGACATGTCCACGCAGGAATGGTTTGAGCGGGCACAGACTGAAACGCTCGACCCGTGGCAGATTTCCGCGTCAACCAAGATGGGCGATACGTGGTATCTGGGCCGGGACGGGGGGAACATCTATAGCCTTGGGCAAACCTACACCGACGCCGATGGGGCCTTGGTGCGGGTGATGATTTCCGACACGCTCGAAGGTGACGGGCGGTTTGTCCCGCTCCGGGAATTGGAAGTCTTTCCTCGGATCGGGTTTGACAACGCGGCGATCGACCTTCGGCTTTCCAAAGATGGCGGCCATTCGTGGACCGACCCCAAGCAGAAATCTTGGACCATTGGGGATTACGACAAGCGGATCATCTGGCGGGGCCTTGGCGCTGCCAGGCGGTGGACGGCTGAGGTCAAGATTTCCGAGCCGCACAACATCCCGATGAATTCGCAAATCAGGGTGCAGACATGACCGCCCGCAAGCTGCAATTCAACCAGCAGATCGTCATGCCGGACGGGAAGCCGACCCGCGACATGGTGGAGATTATCCAGCGGATCGTGAATGACCTAGACGCGGCGAATGCCAAGCTTGCGGCGATTGCGGCCCTTGCCGATCCTGCAGGCGGGGCAACGGTAGACACGGAAGCCCGCGCGGCGATTGCGGCAATATTGGACGCTGCCGGGTGAGGATCACCGTTGACGAGGCGCGCGAGTATTTCGCGCACCCTTCGCAACAGGTCTACGGGATCACGCCGGACACGCTGCCGGATGAGTCTTTCGAGTATTGGGCCGATGGTCCGGTTTGCGGAGTGGCCCATTTGGCACCGTTCCCGAATGTCTGGATGGTCCACATCGCCTGCAAGCCCGAGGGATGGGGCAAGGCAACGGGGCATACACGCAAGCTGTTGCATGAGTTTTGGAACGACCGGAAACCGGCCCGGATCATCGGCTGGACTCCGGCAAAGTTTCGCCACGCGGTCGCGATGAATCGGCGGCTTGGCTTCGTGGAAGACGGAAGGCTTCCCCTGCCTGACGGGGACGTAATCATGTTCGGATGGAGGCCATAGGATGGCTATTGGCGGGATTATCGGATCGGTAGCGGGTGGGCTTATCCAGTCGTCTTCCGCCAAGAAGGCGGCAAAGGCGCAAGAGGCGGCTGCAAACCGGGACATTGAATTTCAGAAGGAAACCCGCGATCTGATCCGGGCTGACCTCAAGCCGTTTTACGGCGCGGGAACGAATGCCCTTGCAGCGTATCAGTATGAGCTTGGGCTTTCCGGGACGGCACCGACATTTGGCGGCAATCAACTGACAGTCGAGGAAATCGCGGCGGGGGCGAGTCCTGGCGGGTCGAGCGGCGGCGTGGGGGCTGCTGCAAACGGCCAAATGCCGCGCGGTCTTGATAGAAGCGACCGCGAAAACTGGCGTCTGGAGAACAGGGGGAACCTCACGCAAACGGCGGCGGCTGCCCCGTCCTTCAAGGTGGGCGACAAGACCTTTGCCACGCGCGAGGAGGCGCAAGCCTACGCCGACGCCAATTCAACGCCCGGTTTCCAGTATCAGGGATACCAGCTTTCCCCGGATTACCTCTACCAGATTGACGAAGGCGCTAAGGGCATCAACGCCCTTGCCGGGGCGCAAGGCGGGCTGCTGTCTGGCAAGACGCTTGAAGCCCTCACCACCATGCGCCAGGGCATCGCGGCGCAAGGCAGGAACAACTACCTAAACCGCCTCGCGGGCCTGACCGACACCGGCCAATCGGCGGCTGCCATGCAGGGGACCGCTTCGAGTAACGCGGCGGCGGGGGTTTCCAACGCGCTTTCGGGGATCGGCAACGCGCAGGCGGCGGGGGCTATCGGGCAGGGCAACGCCTTCTCCGGGATGTTCTCGGACGTGTCGAAATGGCTTGGCTACCAGAACGGCGGGAGCGGTTACGGCGGCAAGACCTATACAAACGTCTATCCGGGGTAGTCATGTTCAACGACCGTCTTGCAGCATCCGAGAGCGGTGGGCGTTACGACATTCGCAACCCCTACGGCTATGTCGGGAAGTATCAGTTCGGGCAGGCGCGGCTTGACGACTACATGCGCGCGACGGGCGAGCGGTTCACGCTTGACGATTTCCAGGCCAACCCTGACCTGCAAGAGCGGGTGCAGGCTTGGCACATCTCCGACATTGACAGCGCGATTGACAAGGCGGGTTTCGGGCAGGGGGTCACGGTCGGCGGCAGGACGATTGACCGCGACGGGCTGCGGGCCATCGCCCATTTGGGCGGCATCGGCGGGATGCTGAAATACGTCTCCACGGATGGCGCTTACAATCCTTCCGACCAGTTGGGCACGAGCCTTTCCGACTACGGGGCCAAGTTCTCCGGTGGGGGTTCTGGCGTTGCCACTCCGCAACCGGGGCAACCGCAGTATCCCGGACAGCAACCCGACACCCGCAACGCTCTGGCGGCTGAACAAACCCCGAACGCCTTCATGCTCAACCCGGAGGCGTTCATGAGGCAGCGGAACGCGCTGGCGTTCGCCCCCATCACCTTTGAGAAGAGGAATTCCCTCTATGGCACTTAATGCGGGCATCATCCTTCAGGGCCAGGCCCCGAACGTCTTTGACAGCTTCACGCAGGGGCAGGCAGCCGGGCGACAGAACGCCCTGGCGGACCTTTACAAGAACCAAGGCGGGGCGATCATGGCGGGCGATCCCAACGCGCTGAATGCTTTGGCGCAGTTTGACCCGCAAGCGGCCATGGGCGTCCAGCAGCAGCAATT